GGACAGGAGCGATCGCTCCTGTCCCTGACATGAGTCAGCACAATCCTGTGTCCCTGTGAGTGAGAATTTTAGTATGAGCCGCATACGAACTCGTGTAACAACTAGGACTCCTTCGGGCAATGCCCTTCGGCTTCTTAGTGGTGCCATCATAAATAACGTTACGCAGGCAGCGCCTGCGTATCCTACGTATGATGTCACTCGTTACATTTGTTCTGATGAACTAGGTTTTGGGATTGATCATCCTCTCTCCATAACCAAGGGAGAGAAGAATATCCGTCCCATTAACGGTACCAAATTTACCAATGCGACTACCTTTCGTAGGTATACGAATTGGTATTGGGAAGGTAACCTAGTTTTTCCGTCTCATATCTCTATCTCGCTTCCAAGTGAAGGTGCGGATATGGCTACTGCGATGTCTAGGAGCAATCCTAGTCGCTCTGTCATATCTCTGCCAACATTTATAGGCGAGATGAAGGACTTCCCTGGCACAATCAGACAGTTAGGGCAAGCAGCTCTTACGCTGAAAAAGCGCGGTCGCAACCTTTCCCGTAAGGGTAAAGTAAAGGAAGCGGCTGGGCTCTATCTAGCTTACAGATTTGCTATAGCCCCTCTGATCTCTGATCTGCGCAAGATTATAAACTTTCAAGATTCTGTTCAGAAAAGAATGAACGAGCTTGATCGTCTATATTCTAAGGGAGGTCTAAAGCGTCGCGTCAGTCTGGGTTCCTCTACTGAGTCGGTGGATGGTACTACCACCATTGCCTCAGAGATGGGTATTCTTCTTACTTGTAAGAAGACTACCATTACGACCGTGAAGCGGTGGGCCACCGTAAGGTGGCTTCCTACTACTCGGCCGTCTTTTAACACAGACGATCAGAAACGCAAATTGGCTCGCAAACTAGTGTTTGGACTAAATGTCTTTTCACTAGGTCTCACGGCCTGGGAACTTCTTCCCTGGTCGTGGCTTGCCGACTGGTTTTTCAACGTCCAGAGCCTTCTAGAGGCTCATCAGAATACGGTGCCCGCTACATGCGTGCATCGTAACCTGATGACTTATTGGAAAACCAACGTTTCTTATTCTCGCACTGATCTCTTTCCTGAGTTTCAGGGCGGTGACGGGACGATGACGTTTGAGTCCAAGCTAAGGTCTCAACCGTCACTCTCACTCAACTCTAGCTTTCCACTTCTAAGTGGAAGGCAGCTGTCGATCCTGGGTGCGCTATCTGCCCAAAAAGGGATCAGATAGCGTAACTAGGAGTACATACGATGTCGCTAGGTGCCACACTTACTATCACTCTTGACGGTTCCGGTGGAACCGCCAAAGTTCTTCCTCTCATCAATCAAGATGGTTATAGCGCCGAGTACTTTCTCGACGATACAACTGTCACGTACCGAGCGAAAGTTCGGCACTCCCGAGATTCCGTCAAAGCAGGAACACAACCGTTCGATCGTCACTCTGTGACTTTCTCACGCTATGTGAAACCTGTCGCGCCGGCTACCTTGGGGTCCTTAACCGAGACTACATTCACGATCAGAAATGATCCGAATGGCGTTTCGGCGGACATGATTGACTTGTCCGAGGCCCTCAGCTTTTACATGGTAAAAGCTGGTGGCACCGCCGCCAAGCTGCTGGGTTGGGAATCCTAATTCCCTACTGGGCTGCTTTGCGGGTTAAGTAAGCTTTAATCGGCTTACTTTCCTACAAGAGTGGAACAGCTGTGAGTGTGGTTCGTAGCCGTAGATCATTTCAACCCCGAAAGGAGTTAAAAATGAAGAATAGCTACGAATCGTACGTACTGGGATTGTACGAAGCGGTCTTAGCTGACTGCCAAGTACGTTATCCGCACCTCCAGAAGGACTTCAGGCGTGATTACTTACGTCTCCTGTCCTGCGTCAAAGTACGAGGTCTCTCATTTTTAATGATTGACCTAGTAGATTTTGGTAAGCACTTTGATGTGTGCCTATCAAAACTACGCCTAACCCCGAGCAAAATGCCTTTTCAAAGGGCGTTTCGTAAGGGGACAACGATTCCTCGTCTTTTCAAGGGATTGTTGTCGCGTGTCTTTGATGCTTCTGGTACGCTTCGTCCCAATTGTGACGAAACTGCCGTTGCCTGTCTTCGTCAGCTGTATTACACAGCCAAAAAATTCAGGCTCGATAGTTCCGATAAAAGAAAAGAGAAAGTTCTCGATTCTTTTCTCACAACGGAAAGCGGACTTCGTCAAGGTTCCATTAACTGGGACCTTGATGACCCTGATTGGTCTTATCTAGACTCTGTTCATCTTGACCAGATCTATTTAACCCAATCATCGTCTGATCCTTCTCTTTTCGAAGAGGATAATCAGAAGATCGCCCCAGCGCTTGCTAATGCCATCTGCAACGTTCAATCTGTTGCAGATATCATAACAAGTACTCTTGGTGTCTTTCACCCAGAGAGCTGGAAGATGAAGCACGGACCTGGTGCCGTTTCTGACGCTAAAGCTGGTTCAGATAAGTATCTGTTCCCTCATTGGTGTCAGAAACTCGAGCGTGTGTTTCCCATTGCTGATTTTGGCTATGCCAATTTCAACATTTGGGCTTCACACGCAATCCTTGATATGAATCATGTCTTTCGACATGAACCTCCTTCTAAACTCATACTCGTGCCAAAGGTACTAAAGGCTCCGAGGCTTATCGCCTCGGAACCTACTAGTCACCAATGGTGCCAGCAGAGTGTGAAGGATTATATCACGGATCGTGTTCATCACTCCTTTATTAAGGATTTTATCTCTTTCAGAGATCAAATCCCCAACCAGGAAATGGCACGTCGGGGATCCCTCGACCAGAGTCTTGCGACGATTGATTTGTCGGAAGCCTCTGATCGTGTATCCTGCTTTCTAGTTGAGCGTTTGTTTAGGAAAGAGATTTCCTTGATCGACGCTCTCCAAGCTTGCAGGACCCGTTGGGTTTCCAATCCAACTGGGTATGGAACTTTTAAGTTTCTTAAACTTAAAAAGTTCTCTACTATGGGATCTGCTTGCACCTTTCCGATACAGAGTTTAGTTTTTCTGTCTATAGCAATAGGAACCGTACTTAGTGTACGGAACCAAAAGGCTACTTTCAGATCTATTAGCTCTCTAATCGGTGAGGTCCGAGTCTTTGGTGACGATATTATCGTCCCCACAGACTGTGCGGATAGAGTGATGGAGGTACTAACCCTTTGTGGGTTAGTAGTCAACCGTTTGAAGACTTTCGAAAGTGGAAACTTTCGGGAGTCCTGCGGCCTTGACTCATTCAAGGGTCACAATGTGACCCCTGTCTATGTCATGACGTCTCCATCACGTCCCAAACCTGAGTCCATTGCAAGTGCAGTCGATACGCATAATAACTTCCTCTTGCGAGGTTGGTATAAGTGCGCTGACTACCTTGCGGCGACAGTACGCTCTATATCTTCCAAGATACGGAACGTAGAGTTGGGCTCAGGTGACTTCGGTCTACAGGTCATTGGTTATGTTGATAACACTCACCTTCCGGTGAGATGGAATCCTCATCTCCAACGGCGTGAACTGCGTACGATCTTGCTGCAAAGCAAGTCTCCCCGCAGACGGACCGAAGCCGACTCTATGCTACTTCAGTACTTCACTGAATGTCCATCTCCCCTTTCTCCTTGGAGAGGTGGCGTAGCATCGAGACCAGTTCTTCTTCTGAAGAACAGGTGGGTAGGAGTATAGGAAGGCCTCTTTTTCCAGGAGGCCTTCGCTGGCCTCTTGTTTAGGGAGTCCAGTCCTATACTTGGGAGCCGTCCCTTAATCGGGATGGGCACTCTGAAAGGGTTGC